ACCGCAGAAGTTGTTGATGTAGTCGTTGTAGTAGTTGTATCAGTACGATCCCAAGATCCTCTCCAGTTACCGACACTAGAAACTATTCCGCTATTTACGGTATTCGATGAAGCTGAAGAAGAACTACTTGATCCAATAACTTGAGAACGAGTAGCACCCACATTTGTACCAGCCCAGTTCCATTGAGAGTTGTTAAATAACTGTTGTTGGTTTCCACTAAATGAATTAACTGTTCCTCCACCAACTACTACATCAGCAGCTTGTCTTGTTTCTCTCCATTCATCTGAAGAGGGAGAAAGTTCCATACTACCGAGATTTGTAATAACTGCAAATGGATTAATATTCATTGTGCCTGAAACTTGAGGCTGATTGATATATTCTACCTCATTATATTTCAAGTAAATGTTATCGCCTTTCAGAACAGTATTTGTAGAAAGATCTGAATCATAAATTAATCTAATTGCTTCTTCTCTAAATCCTGGTCTAAGCGTTTTGCTTAAAGGATCTACAGAAGCTCTATATTCAATATTAGTAAAACTAGATCCTAATTGATTTGCAAAATTATCAACCAAGAAACCAGCTTTAGTTCTGTCGTTACCTGTAGAATCAAATACCGAGAAATTAGACAACCCAGTTTCAATCAAAGAGAGTGATGTAAGTTCGAACAAAGTATCAACTTTGGCAGAAATTTTACCGATATCATCCATAGTATAAAGTTTAGATTCATACGGGGCTAATGATATATCTGAATCACTAATTGTAAAGCTACCTAATTTTACATCAGCTAAAAGCAAATCATGAGGTGGTTTATCAGGGAATTTAGGTTCTAATGCTGATCTACCTTGAAGCACTTTTACGTTACCATCTTGGTCTAAAACAATTTTATCAAATCTTGGAAGATAGAATTCACCATCAAATGTTATAAGATCTGTATTTGTTGGAAGTTCATTAACACGAGCAGTAGCACTAATAAAGTCTGAGTCGCCATCAGTTTTACGAGGACGGAAATCTAGAACATCTCTTAATTCTACTTTAGTTCCATCGTTTAGAGTATGAGATGGAATATCTCCGTAATTTACCTGACCAGTATATGAATTGGCTGCAAAGAAATCACCAGAAGCACCATGAGTGAAATAGCGGAATCTAGCGTAAACATTTCCAGAAGGCGCAGTTTTATCACCTTTTAGAATTAGCTTCGCTGGGCCGTACCAGTTATCTCTTTGGCCATTATCAACGATAAAGTCATTAATCAAATCATCGCCATCAGAGTCAGAATCTCTAAGACGATCAAGTTTAAACAAATCTGGTTTTTGTAGAGGAATATAAGTTTGATCTCCGTCTACAATCACTGGTCTTGTGACTGAAGTAGATACCAAAGTTTTCGATCTGATTGTTGCACTAGCTTTATTCACTTTAGCAACTAATTCAACGTTTGTACTTGTTGGACCACCAGAAATAGAAGCTGTCTGAGTACCAGCGCCTGTAATAGTTACGTTATCACTAATGATCTCGCCGTCTGAGTCAACCGAAATAATCCAATCATTAATGTTTGAGAAGGTTTCGCCTGTAGCCGTAAGCGTAAGAGTTGCAGCACCAGATGGATCAAGAGAGGCTGTAAATCTTCTTTGTACTTCTACTGAAATATCTGTTAAAGACTTTGGTCTAGCATAAGGCAGATCAAAGAACAAATTATTATTTGCTACATCGTATAAAATTGATTGGCTATTTTCTTGTACAATATTAGCATAGTTAAGTACTGAAGTACCGATAGAACGGATATCGCTAAAAGACTGTCCGCTATTCATAACAACATCAAAGATGTACATTCTATAATAAGGACCATCTTCCTCAACTGCACGAATTCTACATGTACCAATAGTAGAACCACCGTGAGCAGTAGTATCTCTTAAGTTAGCAACCTGGAATGCGTTAATATTTGGCAATCCTACAAGATCGGTAACAATAACATAATTACCATAACTTGCAGCCGATACCTGATTTGTAATATCTAATGTATCACGAGCCTTTGGAATACGAAGTCTTGTTGGTAAACTTTTTTCTACTCTATAACCATTTACATAAGCAAGACCTGAAGAAACAACTGCTTGCAACCAAGCTTCATCAGAATCATTTTCATAATTAATAAAGAATGGATTAATAAAGAAATCACCGCTTACGTCACGAGTTCTTTGTGCTAGTCTATCTTCAATTCGTGAATACTGATTATGTCCAGTAACAGTATCAAATACAACACCGTTTACAACTCTACAGAAATATACAAAGTTTTCATCAGAGTCTACTTCATCTTCAGTTGCAAGAACTAAACGAATTCTATATCTGTCTGCGCCTGGAGCTGATCTGTTTGGAGTTGCGCCTTGGTTATCAAAAAGATTTTCATTATCACTAGCTGTAATAATATCTTGAGTAATTTTAAAACCAACTGTAGCACTAGGAGTATGCGTATATTTTCCGATAATCTTAGATTGTCTTTCAACAAAAACAAAATGTCCTTGTACAAAGAAATCGCCGCGATCAACTGAAATTTTAGCACCTTTACCTACGGCTGGATTAGCTGTAGTATTTGTAGCCTGTACAGTTACGGTTACTCCTGAATTAAGTCCAACCGCCTCTTCACCTGGAGTTGAACGAATAGGTTCTGTTCCTGCGGTACCCGAAGTTGTATCGGTATAAGTTACGTAAACCGTTGCAGGATCAGTTGATGTAGCAGCAACTACTTCTAAAACTTTAAATTTAACTCCAGAAGTTTGACCAGTAAACTCATCACCAACCATTCCAGATGTATCTGTAGGGAGAACATTTGAAGTGGTGTCTAATTTAATAAATTCATAACGAGTATTAAGAGTAGGACCACCAGGATTTACTGATGCGCCTTCTTTAAAAATGTTACGACCAAATCTTTCAATTTCTTTTTGAATGATTGTTTGTGATTGAGTTAATTCACGAGCTTGAAGTGCTTTACCGGAATTAAAAAGAATTCTGTAATAGTTATCACTATCACGGTAATCGTCTTTATAGGTCGTAGAGAATAAGTTTTCTGTAAATCTAGTTGCCATGTTTGACCTATCTTATAATTGAATGATAACTTTAATATCTTCAGTTTGATCTGGAGAGCGTTCAATTGCAGCGCGGTTGTCAATATATATTAAATCGCCCGTAAGATTATTTATTGTTGGAAGAGTGAACGCATCGTCATCTCCATCAATAGCAGCAGAATCTAAAATACCTTCGCCGTTACCGTCAGCCTCTGTAACCGTTTCACCTTCTTGGAATTGAGAAAATCCGGTTTCTTCTGTTTGATGATACCAAATATAAAAAGAATCAAATTTATCGATATATGCTCTTGCTGTTGATAAAGATCCTACAAGAGTTTTATCGGCTGTAAATGTTTGAGCAATAGATCCTAAATGTAAACGTCTTAAAACATTTCCGGCAATACCTTCAAAAGCTGAATCTGCAGAATCAACTCCTACTTTTGGATTTCGAATAAGTCCTACTTGTCTAAAATCATTACCAGTAATAAATGCGTTTGTTTCATCTCCAGTAATTTGAGAGTTAAACATAAGAGCCGTAGATTTTAGATCATTTCTTGGATCGGCACCAAGACCACCTTCTGGAGCAATTACTGCTCTCGCTTCAGCGCCTGACCCTCCACCGCCTGAGAATGAAACTGCGGCATAATCATATCCTCTGCCAAGTGCTTTGCCTGATCCTGAATCATCCATTTCAATTTTAACAATTGTTCCACCAGAAATTGTTGCAGTAGCCTTTGGCACTTTTGTACCATTACCAGTAAATGAAATCGTAGGAGCAGAAACATATCCTACACCACCGTCAAGGATTTTAATATTAACAATTTCTCCAGGAATAGCTGCATCTTGAATTGCTTTTTGCTCAATTTGCAAAGCAGAAGAATTTGAGTCTGTTGATTCAATAAATTCTACTGGAATGTAGTTAGCCGAAGTAAATTTACTAGCTGTCAAAGCTCCGATAGTATACAGATATTTCCATACATAACCGTCTGATGTCTCAAATGGAGTAGTAGCATTACCTGTAGGTTTGATAGTAGAAGTAACCGCAGCTCCAGCTGTATCACGTCCTTGTTGTAAACAAATATAAACTGCGTTTTCATCAGTTAAAACATAATAAGCATTTGTAGGATAAGCAGAATTTGCATCATCAAACGAAGAATAAATTGTACCAGAAGACCAGTTATAACGAGGAATTACATATGAAATATCCTCGGCGCTTTTCATTGCTTGTAAACCAAGTCTAAAATTTCTTTCTTCTCTTTTAGAATTAATAGGAGTAGGTGCAAGATCAGAATCATTCCATTCTTCAGAACGAGCAATACCAATATAGTATGTGTTCGCCGAGTCAGTAACATCCGTATAGATGTCATCTAAAACCTGTCTTTTAAAAGTATTTGTAATAATTGCAACCATTGTCAGTTCCTATTATGTGATCGTTGCGCCGTAACTTCCAGTTACGATCCATTGATTTCCATCCCAAATTAAGCTAACGCTCTGATATTGTGCAAGTGCAACCTGAGTAAGAGATCCGAAAGATCCAGGAGTAATGGTTGCTGTACCTGCTCCTCTATTTGAAAATATTTTAAATTCACCAATTTCTGTTCCAGAAGCTAAACTAATAGCGATTGCGGTTCCTGAATTGGCGATAATATAAGATTTAGTATTGTCTGCTGCTCCACCACTCGTTTGAATTACAGAACCAAGTGTTTCTTTTTCAACGACTACAGAACCCGTACCTTTTCCAGAAAGATGTAAGTTAAGATTAGTATCAGCTCCATGGGCATGAATTTCTGGATCAGCACCTGCCGCCGCATTTATAATTTCAATATGATTGACCGCATTTACTGCCGCACTAATTTCAATTACTTCAGCATTATTTACATCAGCAATATGACCATCAATGCTTGGAGTCGAAAGTACAGGAGCAGTAAGAGTTTTATTTGTAAGAGTTTGATTTGCATCAGCAAAAACAAAAGTATCATTACCGTTTAGAACTGGTAATGCAATCTCTCTATCTGCGGTTAATTCGCTTACTAAAACATTATATGTGTGATCTGCGCTAGCGTCATTAATTTTAGGTAAAGTAAGAGTAGAAGAAACAATCGTTTTATTTGTAAGTGTCTGAGAAGCCGAGTCAATAATAAGTTCACCAGAAGTATCTGGAATCCAAACATAATTATCTTGACTAGGATCTCTTGCTCTTAATGTGGTTTCATTACCATCAATTGTAGCACCTTCAAATCTTAAACCGTCACTTGTAACATCAATTGCACCAGACAAAACATCACTATCTCCGCCAAGCTTTTGATAAAGCTCTACGAAGTTTTCCTTTAATTTCTGACCGGCTTGTCTAAGGGTATCTCCGGAACCATCATTTGCTGTGGTACCAATCCCAATATTCTGACGCGTCATACTATACCTCTAAAATATTTAATCTTATTTATAACTCAAAAAGAGAAGAACGAAGTGTTCGCTTGTAAATTTACTGGTCGATGTTGACTATACGGCCAATATGCGATTCTATTATTTCCATCTTGTAAATTACGATTATTGCTAAAATATGTCGTATTATTTGTATCACCTACATATAATAAATTTTCTATAGCATTGTTTATAATCCATTCTCTGACTTGTTTTGGAGTCATACCTGGATTCATTTGAAGAAGTAGTGCACACATTCCTGCAACTTGAGGAGCTGCCATACTTGTTCCCGTATAATTAAGCAAAGAAGAATTAGTACTTTTACCGCAACTTACAATATCAGTTCCTGCTGCCCATACATCTACACGAGGACCTTTTTCACTTGCTACTTGAGTTGCTTCTGAACTCGAATATAAAACACTATCCATATTTCCAACAACAATGGTATCAGTGCTTCTATTGCTTGAACCTCTATTGTAATAAAGAGGTTGGCCTGCAGCAATATTTCCAGTAGTAACAGAACGAGTCATGTAGTTATCG